AGTATGCAGGTGTACGCCGCCTCCATGCAAGAGCCGTATAGAGGGTCTCGCAGAAAACGCGTGTTGACGTTTTCCGAGATGGTCGACGAATACCGTTCGTGCTTTTCATTCGACGACGCCATGTCTTCGTATGACACGTTCATGCTTCAAGGCGCCGTGTCGGATGTCGCGCTCAAAGCTCTACGTCATGTCTCCATAGAGCGTGGCTGGCAGCGTATCGTCGAGCTGGACGAGTAGCCTAACCCTCTGCATTTCAAATCCTTCTTGAATCCACTTGCCAGGTCGAGCTATGGGGCGGCAGGGTAGCTCTATTGCCTTGTAGCTCTTCGTCTTATAGGAGGAATTGTATGCAAAGGTGCTCAAAAGTAGAACGTGGCGTGACCTGCTTTGATTGTGGTGCGTCGGAGATGGACGGCGACCTTCGTGTTTCTGGTTTTGGGGGGGACCACGTTTGCTTGGACTGTGAGTCTACCCGTACGAATCAGGTCAAATTGCACGGATTGCTGGCTGTTGTGTGCGATCCAGCAGATCTGATGACGATGCATTCCTATCGTCCATCTGTTCCTTTTTAGGGAACAGCCCTGGGTCTTTCGTGTTTGCTTTGGTGACTGCTCCCTCGGCTAAAGCCGAGGGCTTCTAGGGCAAGCCCAGGCCGTGCAGCCCCACGGCTAGAATGTTGAGCGACGCGTTATGATCCCGATCGAGTTCGAGCCCGCAGGAAGGACAGCGGTAGACACGCTCTGCCAAGGGCATGAGCTGTCGCTGTCCGCACCGCGAACAGTCCTGCGAGGTGTACGCCGGATTCACCGCGACCATCGTCCGACCAGCTTCTTCCGCTTTGAAGGACAGGCACGCGAAGAACATCGACCACGCCGCGTCGTGAATGCTCTTGGAGAACTTTCGCTCTCTTCCCATGCGGTTGACATTCAGGTCTTCGACTGCGATCAGGCCGAACCTGTTGACGAGCCTGCGGCTCTGCTGATGGATGAAGTCGTGCCGCCGGTTCGTGCTGCGCTCGTGAACACGGGCAACAGCCTTGCGAAGTTTGACCCGCTTGGGCGTGCCTTTAGGCGTTGCCGAGAGCTTGCGCTGAGCTTGCGCGAGCGCCTTCTCTTCCCGTCGAAAGAACCGAGGGTTTTCGATCTTCTCGCCGTTCGACAGGGTCGCGAACGTCATGAGGCCGACGTCGATTCCTGCGCGCTCGGTGCTGGTTGGCAAGGGCTTTGGCTCAAGCTCGCAAGAGAAGAACGCGAACCACTTGCCCGTCGCTGTGCGCCGGATCGTCGCTGTCTTGACGACGCCTTCGACCGGACGGTGCAGGACTATCTTGACTGGACCGACCTTGGACACGACCAGCTTTTCGCCACGAAGTTGGCATCCGGACGGGGCTTGCGGGAACGTGAAGCTGTCGTACCGGCCGAAGCTCTTGAAGCGCGGGTGGCCGGGTGCTTCACCCGCTTTGACCCGCCGGAAGAAAGCCTTGAATGCGAGGTCAAGCCGGAGGCAGACGTTCTGGAGAACCTGGCTGTGTGCTGTTTCCAAAGACGGCCTGGCCGACTTGAGCGCAGGCAGTCGAGCATGCTGGTCGTACAGGCCAATCACCTTCTACTCGACTTCCCAGGTGTACTTGTGCTCCTCCAGCATTTTGTTGTACAGCCAGCGACATTCTTCAAGGATCGCGCCGAATTTGCTGGCTTGTGCCTTGGTCGGATATAGTCGGTACTTGAAGGTCTTACGCACCATGAGAAAGCTAGCATAAAGATAGCTGCTTGGCAAAAAATTGTGTTTGTTGGAGCGGGCATTCATCTGTCGCCTGAAGGCAACAGCCCTCTGCCCGAAGGAAGGTAGACGCATGTCAGTTGGGCTTGACCTGTCGGAAGACCTGCATCCTCTGCTGGCCGCGTCGGCGTCAGCGTACTCCTCGCTTCTTCAGTGTGCCCGTGTGGATTTTCCGACTTTTTGCTCCCTTGTATTGCGGGACGAAGAGAAGGGGGAGCCGATTACGCTCATGCCGTTCCATTTCGAGTGGAGCGACGTGCTCGAGAAGAATCGGAACGTGGTGCTCTGGACGCATCCAGATGCCGGGAAGACCTCGTTGATGGCTATCGCCCGGCCGTTGTGGGTTCTTGGGCGTGATCCTCGCCAGCGAATTGCTGTGTTGAGTGCCACGCAGAATGCTGCGAAGAAGGTCATCCGTACGATTCAAGGCTACATCGTGAACAGCAAGACCCTTCGCGATGTGTTCCCCAATCTCCGACGGGGATTGTTTTGGACCGATTCGGCTATCGAAGTGCGGCGTCCGAGCGGCATAAAGGATCCATCGGTGCAGGCCTACTCGCCCGAGGGTGGGAATATGCAGGGGGCCAGGCTGGACGGTCTCATCGTTGACGACGTCCTCAACGAGAACAACACGCGGACGAGGTATCAGCGGGAGAAGATAGAGGAGTGGATCCGCTCATCGGCGTTTACGCGACTGTCGGAGGATGCGTGGATCGCATTCCTGACGAACGCGTGGCATCCGGATGACATGGCGCATGTTCTCGAGCGGCAAGGGTGGTGGGCAAAACGGTATCCCGTGATCGACGACGTTGGGCGCTCGACGTGGCCGGAACGCTGGCCGTTGTCTCGCATCGAGCATGTTCGCACGAAGACGCTGGGGCCGGTGGAGTTCTCGAGGCAGATGCTTTGTCAGCCACGGGACGAGAGCACGGCGAGGTTCAAGAGGGAATGGATTGAGACGTGCCTAGCTCGTGGGGAGGGTCATCCGCTGGTGCAGGACCTGAACGACTTGGCGGCTCGGTATCCGATGCTTGCAGAGGCATTTCAGATCAATGATTCGATCCTGGCTATGGGAGGTTTGCCCGATAATGTGATGGTTGTTTCTGGTGTGGACGTGTCGACCGGGCGAGAGAAGTCGGATTTGTCAGTGATTTTTACGCTGTTGACCTGGCCGGATGGGTCTCGACAGATTCTTGAAATTCAGTCTGGTAGGTGGCAGGGACCAGAGATCATCGACCGGCTTGCTTCGGTGCACGACCGGTTTCGATCAGTAATGGTTGTAGAGAATAATGCGGCCCAAGAGTTTATTTTGCAGTGGACAAGGGAGAAATATCCTGGTCTCCGCGTCCGGTCGTTCACGACAGGGAGGAATAAGCTCTCGCCCGAGTATGGTGTGGAGAGTCTTGCGGGGGAGCTTGCGGCTGGTCGGTGGATCATTCCATGCCAGCAAGGAAACCGTATTGTAGACCCTCAGGTTGGGAAATGGATTTCTGACCTCGTCGGGTACGATCCTGGCAGGCATACCGGCGACCTGCTCATGGCATGCATCGCACCTGGGTATCTCGTGGTGACGAAGCGCGGCCTTGTCCCGATTGAGCAAGTTGTTCGAGGGGACTTCGTCCTCACCCACAAGTCGAGGTGGCAGGAGGTCACTGGGACGACGTGCACATGGTATCGAGGGGATGCGGTCCGGTTGCGCGCCTGCGGGTTTGTAGAGATTCTCATGACTGCGGAGCATCCGGTATGGTCGGCGTTGCCATGGGTCAACCCTGAGCATGAGACTAGGGCGGTTCCGCATGCATGGGATTTCCGTTCAGCCGTGTCACTTCGTGCTGGAGAAGGACCGCAGAGTGATTTCGTCTTTGCCCCGGGGGTTCCAGACGGCATGCAGGAGGATGGCGCTGGTGATGTTGTGCGTATTGAGTACGCACGTCATGTGATGTACGAGGGGCTTGTCTGCAACTTGCACGTCAAGCATGATGAATCTTTTGTGGTCGAGGGGATTGCCGTGCATAACAGTTGGTTTGCGAGAGAAGCATCGCGCATGTATGAGACGCATCGTCGAAAGCGTAAGGAACGACAGTCGGCACAGAGCAACGTAAGGATTTTGGGAAAATAGTTGGAGACCCGCCCAGACGCGGGGGGGTTGACCTCCGGGCGGGCCTCCTGGCTACCACGTGACGGTAGCTCAGCGACGAGCCAGGGGGTGACCGGCGCCGAGGTGACGGTCACGTGGCAGGCTGCCAGCTTTCCATCGAAGCGGTAGCTCGGGTGCAGAGTCTATAGAATTTTCGTGCGTCATGTCAAATGTAACGACTGTAACTTTGATTTGTGACGTTTGTGGGCATCGCCTCGGTGACCTTTCGGCCGTGTACTGTCGTCAGCTTCCGTTCCCCTGGAAGGGATTCGAAGTTGCTTCGGTGGTGGGTCAGTTTCACGTGTGCTCTGCGGTGTGCGAGGCGCAGCTTCGGATACGTTTTTGCGGGTTGGAGCCGTCGGTATCCTGGGGTGTTTTGGAGGAGGAGCCTGAAAATGGAGCTGGAGAGCTATAGACGTCGACGTACGTCTGAACCTTGGGACCTGGCGCGTTCGAGGTGGACTGTAGATATTTTTGCACTCGTTATTGCTGTAGCTGTCGTTTGTTGTTTCCTGGTGGGATCGGAAATATTTGGTGGTGATGAGGTGGTGATCGATGACAGCTTCCAAGATAATTTGTGGGACGACACGTGCGATTCGGAGATCTTCGTGATAGCGTCGCCAACATGACTGATACGTCGCGAGAGTTTCCGAGGCACACGACGGTGAAGGCTCGGATTGCCGGCGCTGACGTCCATGCGCCAGCGTCAATACAGGACGAGCAGGCGGACATCCTTGGGGGACTTTTTCGTCAAGCCCAGGTTCTTGCGCCAGTTTACGATCCGTTGGTTCTCATTCGGTGGTACGAGAATTCTGGGGCGCTCGGCCCAAATGTGCAGGCGTACGTTACGAACATTGATGGTCTTGGGCATCGGTTTGCGCCACGAATTGATTTGAACTCTGACGCTTCGTTTGAGCGCGTTCGCGACGCTATGTGGCTTGAGCGTGTTTCTGAAGCGGAGGAGCATGTCAGTCTTCCTGGGTCATCCCTTCAGCCAAACGCAAATGACCCTGTGCATTTGCGACCCTCCGATGCGGAGGTCGCCCTGGCTATCGAGGGTCTCAAAATTCGTGCACGGCTTGAGTATGGAAAGCTCGTGTCATTTTTTGAGCATGTCAGCCCGTCGAGTTCGTTCGTTACGCTTAGGAGAATAACCCGGCAGGATATTGAGATAACCGGAAATGGTTACTGGGAATGTTTGAGGGATCGGCAAGGACGGCTTGCTCGATTTGTACACGTGCCACCCTCATACATGCGTTGTACAGGTTTGGATGTCGATCCGATTATTGTGACGGAGCGGGTTCGACATGGGCTGAGTTGGGAAACAATCCGACAACCTCGTTTTTTCAGGCGATACGTTCAAGCCATTGGGGCAAAGCTTGTTTGGTTCAAGGAACTCGGAGATCCGAGGGTTGTATCGCGGGATACAGGCTACGTCTATTCGGATATTGCCACGTTTACGAAGCATGCCGGGCAGCACGATCAACCTGCAACTGAAATTGCGCACTTCAAGATATACGCCACGGGCGAGCCGTACGGGCAACCTCGTTGGATTGGAAGTTTGTTGTCGGTGTTGGGGTCGCGAGCCTCAGAGGAAGTGAACTACAATTATTTTGACAACAAATCCGTTCCTCCTCTGGCCTTGCTCGTGTCTGGTGGTCGGCTTGCGGCGGAATCCGTAGCCACGATTGAGACCTACATTCGAGACAATTTGCGTGGCAGAGAGAATTTTCACAAGATTCTCGTGATAGAGGCTGAGACAGATAACGATCCGTTGTCTCCTCGAGAAAACCCCGTGATCAAGATGGAACGGCTCACCGACGCCCAGCAAGGGGATGCGCTGTTTCAAAAATACGACGAGAGAAATACCGACAAGGTTGGATCTTCTTTTCGACTGCCTAGGTTGTTGAGAGGAGACGTTCGTGATTTCAACCGCGGGACGGCTGAAAGTTCCCTACGCTTTGCCGATGAGCAAGTATTCAATCCGGAACGTACAGAGTTCGATTCGTGGGTAAATAGAGTTGTATTTTCCGAGCTTGGAATTTTGTTATGGCTATTTCGGACGAACGGACCCCAATCTCGAGATCAGAGCACCGGGGCTGAGGTTATTTCGAGTTTGTCAAAGGTCGGTGTTATTACGCCGAACGAAGGTCGGGAGTTGGCAAGTGACATTATGGGATGCGCGTTTGCGCCCATCGAACAGGATTGGGCAAAGCAACCGCTGCAGTTGACCATGGTGGAGCTGACCATGGGTGACACGAATTCGTCGCTGCCGGGGGTGCAACGACAGCCGGCCCAACCGTTTGTCGGAATTGCTGGTCCAGCATTGCCGCAGGTGGCGGATACGACGCTTCAGGATCTTGACGAGGCTGTCGGGAGGCTCTCTCGAAAATCGAATGAGGAGGATGCTCAGTGAAAAAGAGGCTTTACAGCCAAGACGCTGCGGTAGTCGTTCGGCCAAATCGAGCTGCTTCGGATGCTGCAGATTGGACGCCTGATAATTTGAGCGCCGGGGAGATTTCTGCGGGAGTTATCTCCGAGGCAGTTACCTTGGACGCTCGAGAGTGGGACGACGTCCAGCTTGTAGCTGACTGGGAAAAGCTGGGGGTGGCCGACGTTGGAGGGGCGCTAACTATTGAAATTCTCATCGCGACGCCCGATGCTATTTCGACGGTTGGGCGGCGATGGAGAATTCTTTCGACGGTTGCCTCGTTGACCACAGGCATCACTGCGTTGGCAGCCGTTCGAGGGCATGATGCTGCCTTCCGTATTACAGCGTTGACGCTTGGAACAGCGGACAAGGTGCAGCTCAAGGTCACAGGTGGTACTCGAGCGCGGAGGGAAAAATCTTGACGGTTGGGATGTCACGGCAGGCATTGGTGTACAGTCTTGCTTCGGATCAGGCGCAGCGAGATCTGATAACGATGAGGATTGCTGCGATTGTGCAGGCGTCGTTTGAGAACGATCGCCAGCCTGCGGGACGGATCATTCTGCTGCAGGCTCCTGCAACGCGGGCTGAAATTCAGGAACGCACCAATATTTGCCTGGATTGGTTTCTGAGAATGCGTGGCGACATGCATTTTTCGATGCAAAAAACGTTCGACCTGCTTCCGAGAGCATTGCGGACGACTCTGCGAAAGGAATCATGGACTCCTCCAGCGGCGGATAGAGGCTGGAGTCCAGATAGGAGTGACCCAGACAGCAAAACGGCGTCCGGCGTAGAGTGACATGGAAGATTCTTTTCCAGCGGCGGTGACGGGTTTGACCACGGAAACTATTTCAGGGCAGGGAGCGTTTCGGGTGAGCAAATTTGAGCCACCTCGTGGCGTGCTGCCGGCGCTCAAAGTTCCGGATCCCCAATTCCTTGTAAGACGGCTGCGCCAGGGGGAGTCCGCAGCGTTGCTTTCTCGTCGCCAGCGCACCGAACGAGTTGGAGATCCCCAGGCGCTCGTGAACGAGCTTTCCCAGAGCAACCCGAAGAGCGTGTTCGTATGGGCCGTTGTCGCTCAAGACGCTCCGATAGCCATGGCTTCAATGGTTGAACTGTCCAAGGAGCAGCGAGCTGGAATAGACCCGCTGACGGCCGAGGAATTTTCAACCGAGAAGAACATCTGGTATTTGCCGCTACAGCTCGTGGTTGTGTTTGATCCTCCGTTGAAGCTTCGGCAAGCTCCAGAAGGACGACGCTTCGGCGGCGAGGTCGACTTTGACCAGGATGTGGTCAAGGCCGTAGCGTTTGACGTGATGCAGTTTGTTGCCGCACCCGATCCTGAGCGACTACGCTCTCTCTCAGATGAGGATTTGAGGACTGCCCAGAAAGATTTGATCCTGTGGTTTACGGAATTTTTTGCGGGGAACTCGGCTAACAGTGGAGGCGGCGCTTCACGGGAAGACGTAGTCAACGCTTACATTTTCGTAATGGAGGAAGGTCGCCGGAGGGGACTCGAGTTGACGTCCGATCCTGGATTGGATGGGGCGGCTGCAGTTCTCAAGTCTGTTATTGGTTCAAAGTTTGCGGTGATTCATCCGAGCGGACTTGGGAAGCATCACGATGACCCGGCGACCTTGGACGAGGTGCTGGCGCACTGGTCCCAACCGATGGCTCTGCGAATGCCGGCGGTCTTTTTGGTGGGGTCATTGTGCAACCATCGGAAGTCGGACAATGATATTGACGTGCTCATTCGGGGTCCGTTGGATGAAGAGACCAGGCATGTGATCAAGTTTCGGCTTGGCCGCGCATTGCCCCCTCGGCTGTCTTCCCGTGTTCAGTTTCATGACGATTCGCAGGGGGGTCCGTTCACGACCCACGTTCCGTTGTACGATCTGGTGCTGGTTCCGCATGCCAGAAAAGTCCAGATCGAGATGGTAGCGAAGCAAGACGACCCGCTTTTAGATTGGCCGAAGAAGCTTGGGGAGCGGTCCGGAGTTCTACAGGCTCATTTTAGGGGGTCGGGCTATCATCTCGACCTCCGTATGCAGGTCGCCGACTATCTGGTTGGATGGACGATTGCGGCGATGAAGCCTGGAATTACTGGGAAAGTGGATACGATTGAGGAAGCCAATCGTGTCATGGCTCCATTTGATATGGAGGGGTCGGCGGCCAACAAGGCGATGATCCTTCCGAGCCGTGTCTACGCCGTTCCGAAGTCGAGGCAGCCTCTCGAGTGGCTGACGATTGGGGACGTTGTGTTCGAGCCAGGGTCGGTTGGAGCGACGCGATTTGAGGCAGGCGTTTACGTCGAGCTGGCGAAGCTCAAAGTCGAATGGGGCAAACAAGATCCCCATTTTCACGAGTATTTTGTGTTTGGTACGCCAGAGTTTGAGGGGACCTTGACGTTCCGCATGCTCGAAGGCGGCGTCAGCCGGTCTACTGAAGATCTCACTGGCACGGGCGAGATGTTCTGGACGTCCGGATTTGCCAAGGTTGCGTTGCCTTCGATCCTTCGCAGTCGTTCGGTGGAGACTGGCGCGATGCCTCCGCTTGGGCAGTCGGCGATGCCCTCGTCGTTGATGGCAATCACGCCACGTGAGTTTCGGTTTTGGGAGGCTGACGGGGAAGCTGAGGCCCGAAAAATTCGGGATGCGTTGGTGTCCTCCAAGTTTTTCACTGAGGAGAACGTTCGTTTCGTCGACGGAGATTACACGAGAATCTCCACCAAGGTGCGTTCCGACGCCATCGACGTCGAGCAGCTTGATAAGCAGGTTCGTGTTTCGGACTTTGTACTGTCCTGGCAATATTGGAAGGGGCAGACCGTTGTTCGTGGGACACCCAGTAGGCAAATTTTCCACCTGATGCTTCCTGTTCCAGCGGGAGGGCGTGTACAAGATTTTCAACTGCAAATTGATCCTTTATCAGGTGAGGAATCAATTTTGGCGGTTTTGGTTGAGGGCAGCGATGAGCTTCTGACGTTCGAGGGGGATGCCTCGCCAGGGCTTGAAGTTGGCGGAATTCGTCTGAACAATACAAAGGCGACTCCTTCGACAATGAAGATAATCGACCAGGGAAAGGTCGACGTGTTGGACGATCAGCCAACCTTCAAGAAGCTTCGGTTTCGGGGGTCCAAACTGAAGGGCTTGTTTACGCTGGTCCTGGAAGAAGTCGGAAGCGACTTTTGGATTTTTTCGCCTGGAAGTGTGCCGTCCAGGAATGTGCCCTCGATAGAGAAGTCCGTTCGGGTGCGGGAGGACGGAATGCAAATGTGGGACATTGCATCGAGGTCTGAGACTGACGACCGGGGGGGAGACCGCGAGAAACTTCGGCCTCCAGCTTTGTTTCAGCCGATGAAACCTGCGCCGCGTCCCTCCAATCGATTCACAGATCCCGAGACGGCCGCTCGCGAAGCCTTCACCGACGCCCTACTTGCGGATGGCGTTCGAGTTGAGCCAAAGTACAACGGCTTTCGAGCAATCGCGGAACGATGGGAGGCCGGTCTCGACGATGACGTTTTGGATGAGGGGGTGATGATTTATACGGAGGACGCGCAGCGCGACCTCGCTAAGATCCTGCCTGGCCTGACAAAGGATTTGGAAGGCCTCGGGGGGAGCTTCATTCTCGACGGTGAGATTATGGCGCTCGTGCCAGGTACCACCGATGAGTTTCTCCCCCGTGCAGATTTGGCGCAGTTCCGAGGGACAGCGCCGGCTGACGATGAGCAGCTTCGGTTTGTTGTGTTTGACATGCTGTATCACCCCACGTTGGGGAACCTACTTGCGCAACCGCTGGCAAAACGCGAAGCGAGTTTGGGCGCCTGGTTGCTCGAACATAAGGATTCGGCTCCCCACATTTTGAAGGCTCCCGGGTTGCTTGCGGTTTCTCGGGAGGAACTCCTTCAGCGGATGAAGGTGATGAGTGCAAAGCCCGGGTCTGAGGGGGCGATGCTCAAACAGATCGGCTCCACCTACTCGCTCGGTGGGGAGCAGGATTTGTGGGTGAAGGTGAAAGTCGTCCGGGAAATTCTCGCGATGGTTGTTGAACGGCACGAGGTGAAAGGGTCGCCTGGCGTTTACAATTTTGTTGGCGCCATCGGTCCAATTCCAGAGGGGGAGCTGTCTCAGTGGGCTGAGCCTGTCGAGCTGAACGGGAAGCATTGGGTGATGGTCGGTCGGACGGGAAACCGTAAACTGGATGCGAATGTCGGAGACGTTATCGCGACGACAACGACCGAAATATTTTTCGAGGAGGGGCCTCCGATTCGCATTAGGTGGTTTGGGCCGGCGCAGGCACTGGCGAAAGTTGATATGCCTCCGACAACGATTTCGGAGTTGAAGGCGTTGCTTCGTCCAGGAGAGATCTCCTCTGGTTCAAAAGATGCCTTGGAGGCTGGAGAGGCGGACATGAAAAACGTTCGCAAGAATGGCCGTGCAGTGCGTATCGTGAAGGCTGTGGAGCCAACCAAGGACACCTCAGAGCGATATGTGTTTGGCGTGGTGCTGATTCCAGATGAGACTGATGCGCAGGGCGACGTGTACACGGCTGCGGACGTACGCAAAGCTGCTCATTCGTTTTTGGAATTTTTCGGCGGAAAGTTCCGGGTTATGCACCAAGGTGAGCCGATCG